GGCATCCTCGACGCCGAGCGGGTCATGAAGCTCACGAAGGAGCTGGGCCGCCCGGATCTGCGCATTCTCAGCGCGTTGGCGACCTCGATGGGCTGCATGGTGCTGCAGCTGCCCGACCTGGACGGCGAGGACAGCCCGGCCGCCGCCGACGTGGCCCAGGTGGCGCGTGAGTTCGGCGCGCTCATGGGCCGCGTGGCTCAGTCGCTGGCCGATGGCAAGGTGACCGACAACGAGCTGGCCGAGGTGGAGCGTCAGTCGGGCGTGCTGATCGCCAGCATGCAGCACCTGCTGGCCGGGATGGGGCGCATGAACGCCCATCTTCGCGCGGAGGGACCGGGGCAGCTCGCAGCAGGCGGCACCGAATGACGCGACCGCTGCTGGAGGACCGGGACACAACGGAGCGTCTCGGCGCTGAAGACATGGCCGCGCTGCACAGCGAGCAGCTCTTCAGCGCCGCCATGCTGGACCATCAGCGGGCCGCAGCGCGTGCCGAGGTGAGCCAGCCTGGCGTTTGCACGAACTGCCAGGAAGCCTGCCTGCCGCAGGCGATCTATTGCGACGACGACTGCCGGCGCGACCACGAGCGCCGTGTGCAAACGCAGCGGCGGCAGGGGGCCGGCCGGTGACCGTTGTGCTGTCTGCAGCGGCGCTCCGCTCGTCGCTTGTCTCGCGAGTCGATTCACTGCCGGCAGCGATGCGCGAGCTGCCGCATTGGCTGCTGTGGAAGCTGACGCCGCCGAAGACGCCAGGGGGTAAGCAGGGCAAGCTGCCGTACTACGTGAACGGTGAGCCGAGGGGCTGGCCCAACGGGCAGCCGCGCGACGCCACCGGCAAGGTGATCTACACCAACGGCAAGGTGCTGCCGACGCCCGAGCATCCGCAGGTGGCCCAGGGCGACGATCTGGACCGCGCCGCGCTGGTGTCGTTCGACGAGGCCGTCGACGCGTTCAAGCGCAAGCCGATGTATGCGGGGATCGGCTTCGCCTTCCTGCCGGGCGATGGCCTCATCGGCGTGGACATTGACGGCGCCATCGACCCGGAGACGGGCGAGATGTCGCAGCTCTGCGCCGACGTGATCGCGATGTGCCCGAGCTTCACGGAGGTGAGCGTTTCGGGCACCGGCGTGCACGTCATCCTGGCTGGCCAGGTCGAGCCGTTCAAGGATGACGCCATCGGCCTCGAGGTTTACTGCGGGCACCAATTCTTCACCTGCAGCGCCCAGGTGCTCGGCGAGGCGCGCGAAGTGGTGCCGGCCGATCAGGAGGCGCTGCAGACGATGCGCGAGTGGGTCGAGCAGAGCAAGGCCCAGCAGCAGGCCGCGAAGGACGCGGCGCGCGCAGCGAAGGCCCCGCCGCCGGCGCCGCGCCCCGCGCCCCCCAGTGTTCAATCGTCAGGGCGGGCCAGTGGAAAGGACGATTTCCGCGCCGTGAACGATGCCGCGCTGCTGCATCTGTCGGCCTGGGTGACGACGCTGCTGCCCGCCGCCACGCCGTACCGCAACGCGGCCGGCGGCGAGGGATATCGCATCACCAGCAAGGCGCTCGGGCGCGCGCTGCAGGAAGACCTGGCCGTCATGGCGACGGGCATTCAGGACTTCGGCACCGAGGAGAAGTTGACCGCTATCGACCTTGTGATGCGCGAGCGCGGCTGCACGGCCCGCGACGCGTTGCACTGGCTGGCGCCCATGGTCGGCGTGACGCTGAGCAAGCCGTCGCGGCAGGTGGCGCCAAGCGGCGCCAGCGCTGCGCGCAGGCCCGACCCCCGACCCGAAGGCGACCGCCCCGTTGGCGAGGCTGCTGGCCCGGCTGGCGGCGATGCCGATGACGACGATGAGGGTGCCGAAGATGGCGCCGACTCTCACGCGGCCGAGGGGGAGGGCGGTGGCGCCAAGAAGGGCAAGGGCAAGAAGGTGCCGCCCTGGAAGCTTGACGAGCTGTTCAACGACTACGCCTACCAATGGGGGTCAGACGTTGTCTGGTGCATCAGTCGCCGCGAGGCGATGACGGTCTCGGGCCTGCGCCACACGTACGGCACCGACGCCGTCAAGATCTGGATGAACCACGCCAACCGGCGGATGGTGTTCAAGGAACAGGTGGTCTTCGAGCCCGGCTTGGACCTTGGGCCCGACTTCATCAACCTGTACGCCGGCATGCCGCTGGAGCCGCTGAAGGGCGACGTGGGGCCAATGCTCGAGCTGCTGCAGTGGCTGTGCGGCATCAGCGAAGCGCCGGACATGGACAACAAGCAGATCGCGGACTGGGTGCTGCGTTGGTGCGGGACGCTCGTCCAGAAGCCGGGCGTGAAGATGAAGTCGGCACTGGTGTTCCACGGCCCTCACGGCACGGGCAAAAACCTGTTCTTCGACGTGCTGCGCGACCTGTTCGGCGACTACGGCGTGATGGTCGGCCAGACCGAGATCGAGGACAAGTACAACACCTGGCTCTCGGGAAAGATGCTGATCGTTGGCGACGAGGTCGTCAGCAGCGGCGAGATGTTCCACGCCAAAAACCGGCTGAAGTGGATCATCACGCAGACGACCAAGATCCCGATCCGCGCCATGCACATGGACACGCGGTGGGAGAGCAATCACGCCAACCTCGTCTTCCTCTCCAACGAGATCATGCCGCTGGCGCTGGAGGAGGGCGACCGGCGCTTCTTGGTCGTCTACACGCCCAACAAGGAACAGGGCGACCTGTATGCGCGGGTGCGCGCCTTCCTCGATGACGACGGGGCGCGCAAGTGGCTGCACTTCCTGCAGACGATCCCGCTCGATGACTTCGACCCTGGCGAGGTGCCGCCGCTGACGCGGGCCAAGCAGGACCTGATCGAGCTGGGCTACCGCGCGTCAGAGCGCTTCGTGTACGAGTGGCTCGGCGGGTACGTCGACCTGCCGATGGTGGCCTGCAGCTCGGAGCAGCTCTTCAGGGTCTACCGGCTGTGGTGCGACCGCGCCGGCGAACGCTTCATCGACAACCGCTCGAAGTTCACGTCGACGGTCAAGTCGTTTGCAAGCAAGCGGGTCGAGCTGGATGCCAACGGCAAGGAACGGCCGCCGCCGCTGACGTTGCGGGACTTCACTGGCCCGCACCCGGATTACCCCCACGATCCGTCGCGCCGCAAGAGCTGGCGGATCTGGCTGCCTCGCGGCTGTGGCCCCAAGGATGAAGACGTGGGGAAGGGCCTGCCTTGGGAGACCTATGGCCATTGGGCGGCTGCGGTCGTGAAGGACTTCAGCAAGCACATCTGGGCCTTCTCGGGCCGCCATCGCCCCGACGACGACGAGGGGGATGGCACGTGATCCGTTGCAGCAGTTTCAGCGCCTGTTTCGCGCTAAGTGCTTGTCGTTTCGTCGTTTCAGCCGTTTCACCTCTCGCCTTCCTGTGCGCGCGTTCTCCGCCCCACTTCGAGCGATGGCGTCGTTAGCGGCTTCATGCGAGACGAGTTGCTGAAACAGCTGAAACCAAGCAACGACAACACCTTGCACTGAAACAGGTAGTGAAACGAGAGAAACAGAAAGAAGGTGAGTATGGGAAAGATTCGAAGCACGAACGAGCCAGCCTGGACGCCGGATACGGCCTATGCAGTACCCAGTCACATCGCCGACGTGCTGGACAACTGGGGCAGGTGGGCTGCGCCTCGGTTCGGGGTCTCCAGCCACACGCACTACATGTTCCGCGGGTCGAAGTCCGGTTCTCGGAGCGAGATCCTCGGCATGTGCGCGCCAGCCATGCTGCTGCCTGTCGACCCGGCGACGGCCTGGCGCATGGAGCTGGTTGTTTGCAGCGCGGACTTCCTGCCGCGCTGGCGCCAGCTGCTGGTGGCGCACTACGCGTTCCGCTCCGACCCGCGCTCGACGTGCCGCACGCTGACCATCCCGCGCAGCGACTACGAACATCAGGTGCACGACGCCTCGTTCTATGCGCATGCCCGCTTCGAGCGAGGCGGTCCATCACAAAAAAGCGTTTGCGTTGCGATGGACGCATCCCTACACTGCGGACCTAACAATTGATCCCTTGGAGCTCCTCGTGGAGTGACGGCTGCCGATAGGCGGCCGCCGCACGCCCGGAGGTCCGCAGAGAAGCCCGCTAGGCCATGCCAGCGGGCTTTTTTCATTGGAGCGTTCGCTTTGTTCCCCGGCATCACCATTCACCACGACCTTGAGAAGTTGGTGGCGTGGAGCAAGGTCGTCGGTGAAGAACAGGTGCCGTTTGCAACGGCGCTCACGTTGACCCGCACCGGGCAGGACGTGAAGGCGGAGGTGGATCGCCAGCTGCCTCAGGTGTTCGACAACCCCACGGCCTACACGCAGGCGGGCTTCCGCCTCTACCCCGCCACCAAGCGCAACCTGCGTGCGCTGGTGACCTTTCGCGAAGATGCGCGGCACTTCCTCAACGCGCAGGTCACTGGTGGGCAGCGCAGCATGAAGGCGCTGGAGCGGGCGCTGCAGGCCACCAAGGCATTGCCGCCGGGCATGATGGCCGTGCCTGCACAAGGCGCTCGGCTGGATCGCTATGGCAACGTGGACCGGGGGCAGATCGTGCAGGTGTTGTCGCAGCTGCGGATCACCATGACCGCCGGCTACTCGCGCAACATGAGTCACGATGCCCGTGCGGCCATCCGGGCACAGAAGCGGGCCGGTGGTCGCTTCTTCGTCCCCAAGCCCGGCAGCAGCCTGCACCCGGGCGTGTACCAGCGTGAGCTGCTCGGTCGCAACATCGCGCCGGTCTTCCTCTTCGTGCGCAGTGCCAACTACAAGGTGCGCCTGCCCGTCGACGAGATCGCGCGCCGTGTCATCGGCCTGCGCCTGGCCGACAACTTCGAGGCGGCCTGGAAGCAGGCCCTCGCCACCGCCCGCCGCCGGTCATGACCATGCCTGCCGTCATGCACCACATTGAATCGCGCGGGTCCTCCCCCACCCCCCGCCCCCTGCGGGTAGTTCGGGCCTCGTGCTTTCTGCGTTCATGGGCTCTGAAAGTTACTGAACGGGCCCAGTTCACCGGTTCAGTTCAGCCCCAGCGCGGGGGAGTTCAGTCGTGACGGCGGTCAGCAAGAAGGACTTCGCCGAGCTGTATGGCTGCGGCAAGTCCTACGTGAGCCAGCTCGTGAAGGACGGCCGCCTTGTGCTGACGGATGACGGCCGCCAGGTCGAGGTCGAGAAGAGCTTCGAGCTGCTCGGCGTCACCAGCGACCCCAGCAAGGCCGGCGTGCGCGAGCGCTGGGCCGCCTACCGAGCTGGCTCGGAAGCCCCAGGCACGGCCACCGCAGCAGCGATGCTGCCGGCTGCGCCCGCCGCGCCGGTCGAGGCGGGTCAACTCACGCTCGATGACCAGCCCGCTGCCGCCGTACCGTCGGCACCGGCTGAGGCGCCACGCAGCACCGCGTATCACGACGCTCGGACCATGCGGGAGCAGGCCCAGGCTCAGATGGCGCAGATCGAGCTGGGCAAGCAGCTCGGCACCGTGCTCGACGCCGAGACCACGCTGCGCGCCGTCATGGATGCGCACGTCGCCGCCCGCGCCGAGATCATGAAGATGCCCGACCGCCTGGCCCAGCTCGTCGCCGCGCAGAGCAACCCGCGCGCGTGCTTTGAGCTCATCCGCGCCGAATGCGAGCGCGCATGCCAGCGCATGGTCGAAGCCGCCCGGGGCCTCGCCAACGCCGAGCAGCTGGCCCAGGCCAACGCTGCGGCGCCGGCAGCCGAAGCCCAGCCAGCTGAGGTGCCCGCATGAGCATGCGCGACGGCTACCTGGCAGTCATGGCCGCAGTTGCGGTGGCCTGGACCCTCCCGCCTGACATCACGGTCAGCCAGTGGGCAGATCAGCACCGCGTCCTGCCCGACGACTCTGCGGAGCCCGGTCAGTGGCGCACGTCGCGCAACCCGCTGCTGCGCGAGCCGATGGACGCGCTCAGCGACCACCATCCCTGCAGCACCGTCACCACGATGGCCTGCTCGCAGGATGGCAAGAGCGAGATCCTGAACAACTGGGCCGGGTACACCGTCCACCATTCGCCCGCCAGTTTCCTGCTGGTGCAGCCCGACGAGAAGGCCGCCGAGCGCTACAGCAAGAAGCGCATCGGCCCGATGCTCGAGAAGAGCCAGGTGCCGGTGCCGACCGATGTGCTGGGCCTTCTGGACCCGGGCGAGAGCCAGAAGAAGCAGCCCCTGCTGGCCCTGCTGACGGCCGACGAGGTCCTCGACAAGTACTTCCCCGGCGGCTTCATCATGCTGGCCGGCGCTGGCTCGGCGTCTGCGCTCGCCTCGACTCCCATCGAACGCCTGGCGCTCGACGAGATCGACAAGTTCCCCACCAACGTCCAGGGCCAGGGCTCCGCGCGCAAGCAGGCCGAGCAGCGCTCGGTCACCTACGTCCGCTCCAAGAAGTACTACAGCAGCACCCCCATCAAGCTGCCGCTGGACGATGAGGATGCCGTCGGCGGCTCTGAGATCTGGCGCCTCTACCAAGCTGGCAGCCGTGCCCACTATCACGTCCCGTGCCCCCACTGCCACCAGCTGCAGGAACTGCTCTTCCAGCACCTCCGCTGGGAAAAGGAAATCGACGCCAAGGGCGTGAAGCGGCACAAGCCGGAGACGGCTGTCTACATGTGCCAGGCCCAAGGCTGCGGCCTGGCTATTGAAGAGCACCACAAGACCGCCATGCTCGCCGACGCTGCGATGGGCGGCACCGCGCGCTGGGTCCATGAGCGCCCGTGGATCACCGACCACCTCAGCTACCACTGGAACGCGCTCTACACCCCCTTCGGCCTCGGCCGCAGCTGGGCCGAGATCGCCAAGGAATGGCTCGAAGCCTGCCGCGATCGCAGCAAGCTGATGACCTTCTGGAACCTCATCCTCGGCCTGCCGTTCGATGACCACGCTGATCGGCTCAGCGAGAAGGACATGGAGCAGGCCGCCGAGAACTACCCCCTGCGCCAGGTGCTGCCGGGCTACTTCATCCTCGGCGGTTCGGTCGACGTTCAAACCGACCACCTGGACTTCATGGTCCGCGCCTGGGGCCCCAACGAGCGCAACCACGTTGTCGATCGCTTCAAGATCTACGGCGACCTCGAGACTGAAGAGCCCTGGGCCAAGCTCACCAAGCTCCGCCACGAGACCTTCCCCAACTGCGCCGGCTTCCATCTGCGCATCGTCATGACCGCCATCGACACCGGCGGCGACCACACGCAGCGCGTCTACAAGTACCTGCAGCAGAACCGCAACGACAACGTCATCGGCGTCAAGGGCCATAGCCTGCGCAAGCAGCCCATCCTTGGCAAGCCGTCCAAGAAGGAAGCGAAGAACGGCCACGGCATCGCAGCCAAGTACGGCCTCTCCATCTGGATGGTCGGCACCGACACCGCCAAGGAAGCGCTGTTCCTGCGCCTGGCCGACTGGGCCGACCACCCCTTGGGTAGCCCCACCGTCGACCAGCGCCTCGTGCGCCTCACCCAGCAGCTTGGCTCTGAGTTCTTCCGTGAACTCACCGCCGAGGTCTACAACCAGCAGACCGGCCTCTGGGACAAGATCCGCGCGCGCAACGAGGCGCTGGACCTGCTGGTCTACGGCCACGCCGCCGTCTGCCATCCCCACGTCCGTGTCGACAAGCTCACCGCCACCGACTGGGCGCTCTACGCGCAGCACCTCGAGCCGCTGAACCACGACCTCTTCAACCAGGCCGCCGCGTCCCCAGAGCCCGAGCCCAGCGTCGATGGCTCCGCCGTGGCCACGCCTGCACCTCCGCCTGCCTCCGCGCCGGCCCCAGCCCCCCAACCCGCCACCGAGCCCGCCTCAACTGGCTGGCTCGACGGCACTGACGACTGGCTCAACTGATGGCCTTCACCCTCAACGACCACACGGCGATCTGCAGAGCCATCGCGATGGGCCAGCTCTCGGTCCAGTACGCCGACAAGCGCGTGCAGTACCGCTCCATGACCGAGCTGGTGCAGGCCAAGGCCCTCATCGAAGACGACCTCATCGCCAACGGCCTCATGGCCGCGCCCACGGCCGGCGGCGTCGAGCGCGGCGGCACTACTTACACGGCTTACAGCCCCGACTGACCACCATGGCAATGCACCTCAACTGGCTGGATCGTTCGATTGCAGCTGTGGCCCCGGCCTGGGCGGTCGAACGCGGCATGGCGCGCATGCAGCTCGACGTGCTGCGCAAGTACGAGGCCGCCGAGACCGGCCGCCGGCAAAGCGGCTGGAAGGCCGGCAGCGGCAGCGCCAACGCCGAGGTCGTGCCAGGCCTCGCCACCGTGCGCAACCGCGCCCGGCAGATGGTGCGCGACAACGAGTACGCCAAGGCCGCCGTCCGCACCCTCGCCACCAGCATCGTCGGCAGCACAGGCATCAACGTCATCCCCGAGAACAAGGCCGAGCGCCGCCTGTGGACCGAGTGGATCGACGTGTGCGACGCCGACGGTCAGCTCGACTTCGGTGGCCTGCAGCTGCTCGCCGCCAAGACCTGGAAGGAAAGCGGCGAGGTCCTCGCCCGTCGCCGCTGGCGCAAGCCTACGGACGGGCTCACCGTCCCCCTGCAGATCCAGCTCCTCGAGCCCGACCACCTCGACCACGGCAAGACCGGCATCGACGGCAATTTCGTGAACATCGCCGGCGTCCAGTACGACAAGCTCGGAGCCCGCACCGGCTACTGGCTGTTCCCCGAGCACCCTGGCGAACTCGCCCTCTACAGCCGCAGCCTGCAAAGCAAGCTGGTGCCCGCCAGCGAGGTCATCCACCTCTACTCCAAAGACCGCATCAGCCAAGTCCGCGGCATCTCGGCGCTGGCCGTCAGCCTCATGCGCATGCGCGACCTCGACGGCTACGAAGAGGCCGAGCTGGTGCGCAAGAAAATCGAGGCCTGCTTCACGGCCTTCGTGACGACCGAATCGCCGCGCATGCACATCGGCGACCTCAAGAAGGAAGAGGGCGCCTCGTCCACCGCGCCGCGTGTCACCGAGAAAGTCAGCCCCGGCCTCATCAAATACCTCACCCAGGGCGAGACCGTCACCTTTGGCTCGCCGCAGGCATCCGGGGGGTATGGGGAGTACACCGCCACGCAGCTGCACGCCATCGCCGTGGGGGCTGGGGTCACCTACCACCAGCTCACCGGCGACACCTCCCGCGCCAACTACACCTCGCATCGCGCCGCGCTGGTCACCTTCAACCAGCTGATCGAGGCCGAGCAATGGCTCGCCTTCATCCCCATGTTCATCAAGCCCATCCGCCGCTGGTGGCGCGAGGCCGCGCAGCTCAACGGCATCAAGGTCGGCAAGAACCCCGACCGCATCACCACGCCCAAGAAGCCGGTCGTCGACCCGCTGAAGGACACGCTGGCCGACAAGGAAGAGATTCGCGCCGGCCTCAAGTCCCTCAGCGAGGCCCTGCGCGAGCGCGGCATGGACCCCGAGACCGTCTTCGCCGAGATCAAGACCGAGCGCGACGCCCTCGCCGTGCTGGGCTTGGTCTTCGACACGGACGCCACCGTCACCAACCTCAAGCTCACGCCTGGCGACTTGCTCAATGCGGTCGCGGGCAAGGGCGCCGACTGACCCTCTCCCGGAGATCCAATCCATGAGCGACCTCACTCTCACCAACCTAGGCGCCCTTGCCGCCGCCGTCGCGGGCGGGCCGGTCTTTGCCGCCGAGGGTGACCACACCCTCACAGCCACCGTCACAGGCGTCGGCGCCGTCAGCGCCACCGTGGCCTGGCAGGGCAGTAACGATGGCGTCGGCTGGGTCACCATTGCCACGCTCACCCCGTCCGGCAACGCCGTCGGCGCAGCCCAGGCCAGCACCACCAGCTCCTATCGATACTGGCGGCAACTGGTCAGCGCGCTCACGGGTTCGCAGG